CTTTGCTATAGAACCAGCTATTAATTCAGCAAATCTAGCCATATTGCCTTCGTTTACAGCACCTATTTTTTGTAGGTCTGCACCCGCTATGGCTATTTCATTGACATCCATAGCATTACCTCTAGCTAATCTCTGAATGGCATCTACGTCATTCGTTCTAGCCTTTAGGTCGCCATTTGTACCACCAGATATTAGGTGTCCCATAGTTATAGCTGTTTCTTGGGCATTATACCCATTGGCTCTACCTATATCCTTAGACTGTGAACGCAAGTATTCATCATGCTGTTCTATGTCACCGAATGAACCCATTTTCTGGGATACTTGCCATGCAGATTCCTCTTGCTGTCTAAGTTTACCTACACCAGTACCAACATAAGCCCCATAACCGAGAACTCCGATTGGGGCTAATCTAGATAGTAGTCCCGCACCATCTTCTGCCATATCCGTCATTGGTGTTCTGGTTCTAAGGTCTCCTATACGGTCTGAGTGAGTGTCCCCTCGTTGCATTTCAGATGTCATTTGAGACACTACTTCACGTAACTTAGACACTTCAGTCTCTAACTCACTCGTTGAGTCTATGAGGTCTCTATAGTCATTGGAACTTAATACCTCACTTAGACTATCCTTAGCACCATCTAGCTTTTGTCTATGGTACTCTTGAACAATAGGGTTGGCTTGCTCACCCCATCTATTACCACCTTCTGAAGCACGTAGCAATTCTTCCCTTTTACGTATCTCTGCCTCTAGGTCTTTTACCCTTCGGCTTTGGTGAGAATTCTTCATACGGTTTAATTGTTCTTCCGCTTGTGTAAGCCTATTTATATGCTGAGAATGAGCTTGCTCCATTTCGCTTAGTATACGTCTATACAAGGTTACTTGTTTTCTAGATAAGAAGCCTCTTTGGTTTCTTTCTCCTTGGTCAGCTAAGTTACCTAGTTTGTCTACTTGACGCTCTAGGGAACGCAATTGACGGACTGCCTCATTAGTATCAGTCCGTACATTAAGTCTAATATCTTGGTTGGTTGTCATCTAATCCACCTCTTTCCACTCTGTAGATTCCATATCCTCATCTGTAGGGATTGTGAGATTCTCCCACTCGTCATCAAAATCAGGGTCAACATATTTCTGCTTATTCAAGTTAGGGTCCTCTGCACTACCCTCTGAATAGTCGTCATCCCTAGCCGCACTAGTCCTTTGAGGTGGGTTTAGTCTTTCATAATGGGCAAATAGTAAAGCATACTGTTCCTCAGTCAAGTCTAGGAATCTAGGGTCAGTAGGTAATACTGACCACTTTTCCTGTATCCAGAACTCAAACTTAGCCTTCGGTGTTTCCGCTAGTTTCTTTATTGTTAATTGGCTCAGGTCGCTTGCGAAAGGAGTCATACCATTTTGTGTACTCCATATGCACTGCTAGTAACATTTCATATTCCAAATCATCTGAATACACATCAAACCAGTCTGGTTTAACATCCAATACAGTATCAAGAGTAGCAATCATGAATACTAAGTTGTCTGTTCTGTTGTCCATAGGAGGTATACCACCAGTTAATTGAGACTGTAAAACTCCAATACGTAAACGCTCCATTTGTGATGGGTGGTGTACTGTGAATCTGCCTTTGAACTTATCCCCAAACTCCTCAGTTAAATCAATATCAAAGCTGTGTGTTCTACGTACTCCTTGGTTAACTCCATGTAGAATTCTTAATGGCTGGATTTCTGGTTGTGTCATAAGAATATTCCTCCTTTAAATTTATCTAATAAATAAAATAGAGAAGAGTGGTATTTTCTAAATACCACTCTTCTCTAGATAACCTTATTTACCTACCTTGCCCATGTCTAGTTTAGACTCGTCAGTAATACTAGATTTAGCGAACAAGTACGTCCATGTAGCGTTCTCACCACAGATAGCCCCTACTCGGAATGTCTCTCTATAGTTTACTGCTGTACAGCCGTGATATGCCCTAGCTAGTTTACCAGTATATTTGTCAATAACTTCGATAGTAAAGATAGGTGTCTGTAAGATACGCTCATTGACAGATGAATAACCTAACTCATGTAGACCTTGTTCCCTAACGAAGAATCGCTCCATAGAGATAGAACCTTCGTATCGGTTAGTAACGTGTTCTTGTGGCATGATAGAACCGATTTCGTATACACCTTCAGTACCGAATGAGCGGTCACCATCTAGCCCTTGTGCACGACCTACAATAACACTACCGATTTTAATGTTAATGGTATGTCCCGTATGGACGGTTTGTTCAAAAACTGTAGCCATTGACTACCCACCTCCTTTTATATTAGGCAACTTCTGGTACAAACCTAGAAGTGATAAGTACGTAGTTGATTGGTGTTGATGGAGCAACATCATAATCAACATATACAGTAGTACTAGAGTAACGTACTCTAATATTTCTATAAGCGACAATGTGACCGTCTCTGATAGCTTTTTCTAGGACATCAATCGTCTTAGAAATAACAGTACTCATAGTGTCTGGTCCTGTGAATTTCTTACCAACGAATGTAGCTTCTAAAGTTGCACGAACTTCTTCCGCTAAGTAGTCAGCACCACGTCTTACAGAAATCTCTCTGTATAATGTGTTGTTCTCACTTAGATAAGTAGTAACACCCTGTACTAAGCGGATACCACCATTTTGTGCTTTCTCTAATACAGCTACACCAGAAGTGATTAAGTCATCAATAATAGGGTCTCCAGCAATAAGCTTTCTTTCTAGACCTACTAAGTTGAAGTACTCAAATGTAACTGGGTCTGATGGTCCTAGTCCACATACACGACCTGCAATCATAGCACCTGTGAAGTATGCTGGTAGAGGGTCTCTACCGTTGCGGTGAGTATAATGGTGGATACCTGGATACCCGATTACTGCTCGTGAGCTATTAAGAATAGCCGCACGCTGTTTCACTACTGATGGTGGCTCACCAACAGCCCCACCTGTGAATAGCATCTGTGATTGTTGTCTTGTTTCCATAATATTGATATGCTGTAAAGCTTCGGCATGTATTGATTCCTTAGAGTTAAGCACAACCAAGACATTAGAGTAAGTTTCCTTTAATGGGTCAAATAGCTTAGCCCAGCTAGTAGGCGCAGAACCAATAGTACCACCAGTTAAGTAAGTAAATGGAATGTCACTTACTGTTCCAGTTTCTGTCGTGATGACAGCTTCGATTAGCTCAGAGAAGCTATTAATTTGGTGAGCAATGTCACCAATCTTAGAGTTTAAGAAGCCTATTTTGTTCTTAATGTCTACTGGAGTAGCTGTCACATCTAGCAACTTAGCTTCCATAGTAGCGTTTCTGAAGCCCACGAAAGCTACTTCATAACCAGATAAGCTGTTCATATAAGTTACTACATCATTGATAGTGTAGAAACGGTCTGAGCCTAACTCAATAGTAACGTCCTCTACTTGGGAACCTTCTTCCCCTAACAATACCTTTAGTATCTTAGCACCTGTAGTTTGGTCTTGCTCAATGCTAACTACAGCCGTAGTAGCTTCATCAGCATGTTTGATAGACATTACAGCACCTAAGTTGCTGTATACTTCTTGGTCATCTGTATCCCAACGATATACTGTGATTCTCTTAGTACCAGGAATATCTGTACCAGATGAACTCTCTACTTTAACCTGAACACGGTTAGCAATTTCTCCATATGTCAAAGACTTAAAGTCTATAGGTCCATTAGTCAGACTAGCAGATTTAGTTTCGTTGGCAACTATAACACCTACTACACTTGCTCCACCGCCACCCTTAGGTGTAGGAGAGAATAATAGTTCGGCACCAGTTAATAATTCCCCACCTGTTAGGTATTTCCTAGCTTCACTAATGTCTGTAAACCATTGTATTTCACCAGACTTACCAGACTCAGCGGTACCGATAATAACTGGAGTATTGATACTGCCTTCTGTTACAATAGTCATAGCTGAAGCATCAATTTTGCTATATGCACCAGGATGTACAATTCTACGACCATTGAAGTTAACCCCGTAGCGTAAGTTAGCCATTATTCCTGCACCTCTTTCTCATCTTTCTTATTATCTGTATCACCACTGTATTCCTTTAAGGCATTTTCCCACTCTGCCTGTCTCATCCATTCTTTACCTTTACAGAATACCTTAAATCCAGCCCTTTCCACTGTGTCCATTTTAGTATTCAATGATACAAATTCATTAAAATGGATTCGGTTAGGTAACTGAATAGGCTCTCTAACTTTTTTCTCACTCATTTTTTAGACTCCTCCCCCTCATAAAGATGCTGAGTAACCACTACATTGTCGATATACTGCCCACCCTCTAAATCCTCATTTGATATAGCCATAGTGCTGAATTGACACCAGAAGCTCAGTGCTCTTCTATATACAAACTCTGGGAAGAAATTAGGGGCTGGCTGGAAATCTGCACCAGTTACTTTCTGTTGGAATAATAGCTTATTAGAAGCTAAGTAATCCCTACCTGAGAGCAATGCCCATTTAGTGATATGGTACAAGTCAACTACAAAGTCTCCGTTGTTACCCCATGCTTCTATGCGGTAGTTGGCTTCGAATAAATACCTAGTATACTCTACATCATTGATAGATGCATATTTATAGGTTAAATATACTTCATCATTCACATTTAGGCACTCTGGGGTACAAATCTCCACTTGGTAAGGAAAATTAGGGTTAATGAAAAACTCACCATCTGGTAGAGCTACTAGGTTTCCATATTTATCTTTGTATGACACACCTATAATTGCTACTATAGGGGTTAGTACTTCGGCAAATAAGGAACCAGATGCTGTAACCTTCAGTATAGCTGGCTCATTTTCTACTAACCTATGTGATTCTATCTCCCCTCGCTCTTGGAAATACTCATCCACATTACCTAAAGCTTCCTGTGATTCTTCCTCACCTGATAGCAAAATACATAGACAAGGTAGCTGAGAAGGTTCCCTAGGATAGCCCTTTATGACTTTAATGGGTGTTATAGCCATGAACTTCTCCAGCATATCAAGCTTTTGCGGAGAGGCACCCAATATTCTTTTGTAGTAACTTGGGTTTTTGATGAGGAAAGCTAGTTTCTTTTCTAGCAACTCACTTAAATAATCCTCGACTATTGGTATCACCTGTTATCACCCCTTATAAATTTATCTAGAGTACTTGTTATTGTCTGCGAATATCCTTGCAAATGTGTCCGGTATCTTCTCAGTAAGTTCCTCTAACAAATGTACACCCTCAAATCCTGGGTGTAGGAATGCATCTGGTGGACTGTTTTCACTAACTGTGCGTACAGTCATGTATGAGTGTTTAGTATTTGACGCATTTGTTGGTATCTTCTGCATACCTTCATAGGCACCCCATGACTTAGCACTACCCTTGGAAGACAGCTTACCCCAAGTAGGTAACTTTCTAACTTCATTATATATAGCAGAAGGCATCACTTTACCTGTTCTGCCAGTAGCACTAGAAGTCTTATGTTCGAATGGTACATGAGTATACCAAGCCCCATCCTCTTTACTGATTTTCACATTAGCACCAGTAGCAAAGAACGGCTTCATGTCATATGGAGAAAATCCAGCCTCTAATTTATTAGCCCATTTATCTTTTAAGGATAGCTCTAAGCTAGGGGAACTACCTGTTCTTAACTTCACCTGTATAGCATTAATATAGTCGTTTGCAGTTGTATTAAGGGCTTCCTTAGCACTACTAGCCCAAGCACTTTTAGTAGCCTGAGCTAGTTGCATTAGAGACTGAGTGGACAAGTTTTGCACCATTTCATCTAACTTTAAGTTAGACTTATAGTTACTCATTTAGCATGAAGTCCTCTCGCTTAATTTGATACTGGTCTGGTAGCTGAAGGAATACTTCCCTACCCTGCCCTTGTTTCAAAGTATATGTTCCCCTTAATTCATGGATTGGACCAATTGCTATATAGACAGGATTAGTTGTATAGAGTACTGAATAAGTTAAATCGCCATATGCAGGCATTTCCCTCCACTTGATGTACCACCCATCCTCAGACAAGTCATAGTGTACGCCTTGTTCATACTGTTTATCTAGTATTCGGACAGACAGCATTTTCTTAGCTGGGTACCTAAGCATGTGCTTTAGGGTATTGCCACCTCTGATAATCTCTGAAAACTTTATGGTAAAGTCTAGGAAGGTGAATCTGTCCCTATAACCTACTTTATCGGTAGATATTGGAGTAAGGTAAGCTGTACCTAGTTCATCTAGACCCACCCTGTTGTTTTGGTCTTTACTACCAGAGATACTAGTAACTAAAGCTCTTATTTCTGTAGGATTGAAGAAGATGTATCCTTTGTTATTGCATGCTGGACAAACATAGTTAGGTTGCCCAGAAGAAATATCAGCGCAAGAACAAAACATACCTTGTTCCCACCGTATCCTATACCCCTTCTGCATAATGGCTAGGTCAAACAATTGAGGATTTATGTCAGCCCTAGCAGCCATAGCACTTTCATGTAGGGTATTTATGGCTCTGGAAACATCTTCTGCATTTATTACTTCCCTAGCCATTGCCATCCCTCCTATAATACGCCTAAGTTTACACCTAAGTACGTATCTCTTAATTGTCTTTCCAGCAATTTCATATCATCTGTATAAGATTTAATACGGGCACCCGCACCTGAGAATTCTGGAGACTGTGTAGTACCAATGGACTGAGATAAACCATCAATACTGATTGTCTGGTTCGCTATACCTGCACCGATGATTAAGTCACCCCATACTTGTAGGATACCAACTGATGCACGCTTCATAATGAACTCTACCATATCGTCAGGTATGTCATCTATACCTGCACAATAGGATATTCTCCACATACCCGGAGCATTCTGATACATACCACTTAATAATGGCACATAGTTAGCACCAGCAGTTAGAAACAGCCCGCCCGCAGAACCTGAGGTAGGGAATAGCTGTATCTGTCCAGCTATCTCAAATTTACGTACCCAATCCTTAGGAATCTTGAACATTTCCCTATCACCATAGTTAAGAGATAACTCACAAACTTCAATTATTGGTCTCTTATGGAGTTGGAAGAAAGTCCATTGGTTTACATCATTGGCATAGTAGTCATGTACCTCATTCTCAATCGTAGTAGGCTTTATGACAATCTGGAGCATACGCTCAGTGTAGTTAACAGCTGAACGTATATAGTGCCCTAACATGTCTTCCTTCATCTGATTTCCGTACAAGTCCTCTAAAGGAATACCAAATAAGTAGTTATCTCTAAGGAATTTACTAGTAAGTTCTTCAAACTTCATTAGTACTACCCCCTATTATTCTACTGAGTTAATCGCCTTTACTTTGTCCTTTTTAGCCTTTTTGCGTGGATACTCTTCTTCAGTTAGTCTATCTTCACTGATAAGGCTGTCAGCAATAGCGTCCAATGCTTCATGGCTCATGCTTTCATCCACCACAGGAACAGCGTCTTTGATAAGCTCATCTAGCTCTTTTTCCGTGACTTCCACTGTTTCCGTCTTTCCATCTAGTTCAACACCGATTTCCACTAACTTGCTATCTGATTTCTCTTCAACTCTTGTAAAGTTAGGAAGCTTTAGTACTGTTTCTGCAAACTCATCTGGAGTTACATCTGCTATACCTTCGTTATCAAACTGGAAAGTGCCTACCTCAAAACTAGCCTTAGTATTAATCAGCTTAATATTCTTAATTTTCATCCTATTTCCCTCCTATAAGGTATGTCGCTCAAAAATATAATCTAATTTACTATCTAAATAACAATAGGGAATGAACATATGTTCATTCCCTACATTTATGTCAAAAGCCTTAGTTACCCATATAACCTGGTACATCAGCTTTAATATTAGTGAAGCGCATCCACTTCTTAGGAGCATAGATGATTGGTACACCATAAAGTAAAATCATCCAACGGATTACTGGTCCTAAAGTAGCTAAGTCCATCTTCATAAGAGGAGCTAACTGCTTGAATGCAATAATCTCTGGAGACATTTCACCCATGAATGCTGTGTAAGTGTTAGCTAATACAGCACCAGTGTCTTCAATCACTGTAGAAGCACCAGAAGATGGGTTAGCTACAGCAAATCGACCTACTTCATAGAATTTCTCACCATTAGCTTCTGTACGGTATAAGCGAACATAGTCTACTGGGAAAGCAGTAGAAGCTGGGTTAGCAACTGTTACGGTAACAGCACCTTTACCATTTGCAACCACTACAGCACTAGATACGTTAGTTGGGATAGACTCACCATGCTCGTTGTTAAACGTAGCTACGTACTTGTAAGTACCGTTTGGTAAACCACCATCAGTACCCGCTTTCAATACTGCACTAGTCATAGTACCAACAGATGGTGCTTTGAAGCTAGACGCATTCATGTTTAGTGGGCGTGTTTTGTTTAAGAAGATGTTAGGGTTAAACTCAACTTCCCCACCATGCGTCATAAACTTGTTAACAACTACACCAGCTTGGTAACCAGAAGCTGTAGGCATAATAACACGTTCTTTAGGGAAGAACTCTTGTGAGAATTGTGCCATTACTTCGAATGGTAAGAACAAGTCTGTTGGTGTACCGTAGTTTTGGATAATCATTTGTGCGCCCCAGTTGATATGCTTCTCTTCTAGGTACGTACCACGTAAATCGATAGTGTTTTCTGGGTCAATCATTTTATTGATACCGTCAAACTCTAGACCCTCGTTACCACCTGGTGCAAGTTTGCTATCGCCCCAGAATAGAGACTGCTCAACTTGTTTAAGCATCCAAAGGATACCATCTTGGTTTTGACGAGCTACTACGTTACCAAATGCACTGTTTACCAATGTCATTGGGTGAGTTACCTCACGTGTAGTACCTAAGAACTTAACGAATGCTGCCTTACGAGCGTAAGTAGAGTCGTTAGTATCAGGTAATGCACCCTCTGACACGAATGCACCTTGTTGGCGTCCGTAGTCAAGTAATTGACCGTATTGCTCTACTGTAGAGTAGGCTTTTTGTTTTGGAATTTTCTTCCAGAATTTAATATGTTGGTCACCATAAGTTAGTACCTTTAAAGAGTTCTCTAAAGATTCTACCCTAAATGCGCCACCGCCTTCAAGACTAAGGGGATTGACCTCATGACCTGCTTCTAACGCTTTATTAAGAGCGTCTACATCTGCCTGTGTAGATATACCGAAACCCTGACCGCCAGTACCTAAATTCATGCTAAACGCACCTCCATGTATATTATAATTATTGACCTATGATTGCTTTAGCTTCTGGAGATAAGGCGTTAACATTACCTGTACCCTCGAAAGCTAAGATGTCTGGCATAATGTCCTTGTTACCACTATTGAATGCAGTCATTAGCTTAGAAGAAATCTCAGCTTTAGACAATGTATCATTCGTAGGGGCTTGTGGAGCATTACCTTGTGAAGCTTCAAATGACTTCTGGATAGGCTGAACACTAGAAGCTACAGACTTACGCACCACTGGCTGTTGCGAGATAGAATCTAAACGCTTATTAATTTCCTGTACAGACTTATGAAGCTCAGATTGGCTTTTCATAATAGTCTGATGAGCCTTAGTTAGACCTAACAGTGATTTAGCCAATAGGTCATTGGATTGTTCAGATGCCTGCATAGATTTTTGTAAGCCATCATTATGAGTATTTAGCACTGTGTCCAGTGACTTTACTAACTCATTAAGAAACTCACTAACCTCTAAAGCTTTCTTAACATCGGGTTTGCTATTCATGATGCTTGATAAGGATTTCTCTACTTCCTCATCCTCGGCTTCATCTTCTTCACCCTCTGAGTCATTATCTGTATCACCTTCATCAGTATCAGTAGGCTCTTCACCTTCATCACCTGTAGGCTCTCCACCTTCACCAGTATCAGTATCAGCGTCTTGTGTAGGCTCTTCACCTTCACCTTCATCACCTGTAGGTGCATCTTCGGATACTTGTCCAGCAGATAAGTCCTCATCACCTTGTGCTTTACTAATGCTAAGGTTATTCTCAAAGTCCTTTGCCATAGCCTCAATCTCATCCAGAGACTTACTGATAATCTCATTCACTTGATTAGTTTGGTTATCACGCATTAATAATGACACCTCCTGTTATATTTTGCCTAGGAAATCAACGCACTGTTGACGTGACCATCCCTTAGTAATCTGTAGATACAGGATAGTTTCGTTGCGAGTAATTGACTTCTTAGCCATCTTGTCTTTAAGAATTTTCTTGTTAGCATCATCATCTATCACATATGACAGATTTTTTAAGTCATGGTCTAGACTTTCCTTACGGAAAACTGAGCCACCCTCCATGTCTTCTGGGTTAGTCTCATATCCAGCCTCTAAAGACTTATTGATGTTATCTACAAGAAATTCTTCATCTAAAGCATTACCATTGAAGGATTTAACTACAGCTTCCCATGAACACGTAGTATTCACTGGATTTGCAGTTACAGCTATGTTATAAATTTTCGCTTTAGTGATACGGTTACCATCACGCTCTAAAACCTTACCCTCTACAGAGAAACCTACTTTTCTAGGAGCGTTAGATTTCTTTATAGCCAGTGCTAACTCCCACATTCTATCAGCTTCAGGTATACCCTTAAATAGTTCACCTTCTACCCATAGACCTCTATCATCCACATGGCATTTTTCAGCGTGTGGGTATCCTACAATGATGCTGTTGTCATGGTCAAAGTTAAAATAACCATATCCTTTGAAATCAGAAATATCTAAGCCTTTTTGTACTAGGGATTCACCTTGTCTATCCTCTACTGCTGTAGAAGCGTAACCACGTATAATTCGTCTACCCTCTCCATCATCCGACTTAGCAATATCGGCTCCTAAGAAAAACTTAAATTCACTCACTGTTTCACCCCCATAAATATAATAGAACAGCCCTATGCTAATAAAATATTATAGGACTGTTCCTGAATTCATATAGTGCCAAGTTTAGTATTTGTTATCTATACTTCCTCGGATTTCATCATTTTCATTATTCTCCTGTACCTCTTCTGGGTCTTGTTCCTCTTCCTCGTCACCCATACCTAAATCTCCATTAGGGTCATTAGGGTCTTGTGGCTGTTCGTCACCTTCCATACCACCTTGCTGTTGTTCCTGTTCTTCCATCTGTTGTTGCTGTTGTTGCTGTAGTATATAGTTGGTATATGTTGGGTCTAGGACAATATCACCGTTTTCTAATGGTGCATAATCATTCTCTGCACGTACTTCATTGATAGTCTTGAATGACCTTACTTGCTTATTACTCAACTCTATTCTACTTTGTTCAGACTCACCATTGTAGCCCACAAAGCTAAAAGCATAGTCTGGACCAAATCTACGTATAATGTTTCTATTAATAACAGACTCTATAAATCTAAGTAATGGTCTAAGACCTTTATCTTTAGAGTTCTGTAATCTGTCCTCAATACCACCCTCACCTAAACCGCCACCACTTGTACCTCCAGCACCACCTCTGTTAGGGAAGTTTACCTCTGCTGGGTCAATTTGGTATACAGCACATGAAATGTTGATTAAGTAATTCATCCACATCTCGTATTCCATTTCTCGGTTAGATTGTGATACGTTGATATATTCTAGACCATCTACTGATACAACTGGAGTCTTCCATGCACCTGTTACACCTGCTAATTGAGCAGTCCACTGTCTACGGAAAGCATCTAATTGTGGCTTACTAATATTTTGACCTTTAAGGTTTAGTATACCTTTAGTAGTACCACCTTGTGAGAAGTACCTGGAGTTATATTCCTCTGCCCATAGATGTGCTGTTACCTGATGTACTAGTATTTCTAGTTCTGATAATCCATAAGGCTGAACATTTATATCTGTTCTAGGATTTCTTATAGCAAATGCTAGTTCAGTGCCAGTGAATTCAGCCACTATATTATTGTCTAGAATTTGTACAAACTTAACATCATTGGCATTACCACTATTAGACCCAGCATATACAAATTGCTCTCCCTCTTGTGGTTCTGCCCTAGCCGCTCTTATAGTACCAGAGTCTACTGCTAGCATCTCTGCTGGTCTACCCATAACATCTGGTACCACCTCAAAAGCAAGTTGGTCATAAGTTAGTGAATCCCTAACTATCTTACGCAAGAAAGTATCAAAGTCATCCCTAGATGGGTCATATGAGAATCCACAGTTCTCTATAAATGATTCCATGGCTAGTATGATATTCTTCTGGTCATCCGATGGCTTTTTCTTAGGGTCTCTTAGCTTAACCTCATAACCTACACCATCTTTAGTGTATCTAGCTGGCTGAGAGAACGTGGATACCTGATTTACCCTTGTCTGTATAATAGACGCTACTACGGAATTTCTTATCGACATTTTACGTAGTACTTCATATGTCAATGAGCTAGGCTTATCCTTATAACCCAGACTTTGTATAATAGACATAGGGTCTTCTACGATAGATAAAGCTTGCTGTGCAGGCTGAGACTTAGCCAAATCCTCTCCCATGTGAGTCTCCGTTGCTGTAATTGGTGTACTCTGAGTTGAGAACGCTTTGAATAGGAAATCAGAAAATCCCATTGTAACACCCCCTAGTTAATAAATTTTCAAATGAAATTTCGACATAAAGTAAATGTCAACTAAGGACATAAAAAAAGCATACACATATGTGTATGCTTACTGATTAGGTTTAGTTATCGTGTTTTCCTCATCCTTATTCTGCTTACGGGTACTCTCTGCTTGACCAAAGGCACCATGTTTCTTCTCTTCCTTCTTAGTATGGTTCTTATTCTTCTCATTCTGTTTCTTACGCTCTTCTTCTTCCTTCTTGTGTAGCTTTTTCATCTTCTTCTTATATTCTGCTATACCTGTCTTGTCAACTCTATGAGAAGAACCATGAACGCCTATCTTCTCATCTAATTCCTGTTTTTCCCTAATCTTCTTCTTATGGGCTTTCTTGTCCTGATTCCTAGCCTTTTCCTGCTGTTCGGCTAACTCGTTCTTACGTTTACGTTCCTCACGTTCCTGTTCTTCTAGTAGAGTTTTCTTCTTTTCTTCCTCATTCTTCCTAGCGTGGTCAGCAAATTCACTACGTACCCATTGCTTCCTAGTAACAGTCTTACCATCCTTTACATAGGTGACAATCTGCTGTACTAGACCATCCCTGTTACCCTTACCTTTTATTAGTTCCTCTACGTCATTCTGGTAGATTAAAAGTAGAATATCTGACATTAAACATCCTCCTTCCTATTTAGTATGTCGTATACCTCACCCGTATTAAGAGACTTAGCCATATTTATTCCAGGGTCTCCTAGACTAGGGTCACCATCCTCCTGATAAGGACTATAGACATCTGGTAATGAGTTGTCCACATCATCCCACATAGGGGATACTCCTATAGCATGCTTCATCTCTACCAAAGCTTTATACATGTAAATATTGGAACGTATTGGTTCAACTATTATCACCTGTCTGCTACCAACCATATTCCCATCTGCTTCATAGAATTGCCTAGGACTTTTTAGATATTCTCTGACCGAATCCCTTACCTCCCTCTTAGGATGAGATACGTTGAGATTTTCTGTACTTTCATCGTACAGGATAGCCCCTTCAAATCCAGAGCTATCCTTAATAATTAGTTTGAGCATACTATGCCTCCTCATCTGTTAAGATGTATAGGTATTCCGATTTCTTAACTTCGCCTACAAAATCTCCCCTAAAGAACATTTTGTTTATACCATCTACTAAGTCTGGATGTACTTGCTTCATGATATGGTAGGCTTTACCAAAGGTTTTCTCACCTTCCATACCTCTAGCCTCCAGCTTGTTCTTAGAGGATTCCTGTGTCAGGTCACCTGTTACAGATGCTTGGCTTGCTATCCTATGAGCTATACTTGCATCATTATGCATCTTTTCTGCCCATGCATCTAGTGATAAGTTACTATCTGGGTTCTTCTGTGTATATTCCTTATGCGCCCTTACAGCATTGGCTACCCTAGAAACGCTCTCAGCCCAGTGTTCCAGACCTACTAACCCATCGTTACCTCTGCTAGGGTCTGGTAGTTTCTCACCATTCTCAGCGGGTACGGATGATAGGTGACTTTGATAAATCCTACCTTCATAAGAGGTCAAGAAGCTATCCAAGTGCATAGCATAGGGCTTACCATTGTTGGTAGACTTAACATACTTAAACTCTGGATTAGAGGATTGTATGGCTTTTGTGTAAGAATCTTTAACCATGTTGGGATTTAACCCTAGTGAATCCACATACTTCTTAGAGGTATCAGTACCGGACCAATTAAGATATTCACTATTACCACTACTAGAATTAGACTGAGATGACAGGAAGTGGTCTACAGCATGTGCGAATTCATGAGCTACCGTATTGGCAAAACTAGAGGTACCTCTAGTTACTTCGTACGACTTTTCACCACTTTGTATAGTATCCTTCCACATGTGATGGAAGTTTTCTAATTTCATATTCTCATCTAGACCAGCGTTAAGATACTGGTGATTTACCACTATTGTCCTATTATCCCCGTCATAGTGGCTACCTACTTTGTCTGAGTTGAACTCAATCTTACTAAAGCCTTTTGCCATCATATCAGTCATCATATCAAATGGTAAGTAAGAGGTAGACCTCTGTATAAATCCAGTTAGCTTATGCATTTTCTGCTCGTTCTCATGGAGATGACTATTAGCACCAAGAATAGATACATTCTTCTTAATGAAGTCTTGCCTAGCTGAAGTACGTTCCTCGGATGACCACTGTTTAGCAGATTCATGTAAAGCCCATGTGTCATTAGGATGCGCTTTGTTATCTATAACCAGACTTGTAGCATCCTCAGGCTTAGTTTTAGTTACCATATGACCATAGACAGCTTTCTTGAAATTGTCGCTATTTATATCCATAATGGAGCTACCTTTGTCCCTCATAGGTACACCCATACTACTTAATACTTTTTGCATTGTTTTAGGAGGTAAACTTCTACCACCCTGTAGTGCTAGTGTAGCAAAGTCCCTAGTAAACCCAGATTTCTGCCACATGGTATGCATATCCCTACTTAGAGCCTTAGTAGTCTCTGGTGTAATGTTGGAGCTATCATTAAGTATAGCACTCCATATCTCACCCGCCCCTTGTTTATGCAAAGGTAGAGTCTCTGTTACAGGCTTGGTTCTAGCTACACCAGTACCCTTTTTCTCTTTTCTTTCCTTTAAGAAGTCTGTAACCTCATGTAAAGGTACCTCTATCTCATTGTAGTCCTCACCAGTGAAACCTGCATCAATGATAGATAAAACTGCCTCACCTTTATCATTCTTCATTATTTCAGCAGTAGAGGCTACGTTAAACTCCCAGCTCTGCTGTTTCCTAAAGCCTGACGTAGCACGTTCCTTAGTAAGACCACCCTTTAGAC